ATATAAGTTAGATAAGGAAGAAAGGTGGATTGATGGAGTAAAGATAGATTTGAAGTGGGATGATGCAGAAGAATTAGAAACAAAAGCAAGAAAACAAGCACAGATAAAAAATGATAGGTTGGGATATGGTAGCGATAAAAAAAATTGGAGTCAAAAGAGATATGAGAACGATATAAGAAATATGAAAAAGCTACAAAGAGATAGAAAAATAAAAGCTTATAATGAGGGGGCAGGTTTATTAAATTAAATGCTTAAAAAAGCATTAAAAAAAAAAGTGTATATTTGTGAAAACACGGGTATTGATACGAATAATGTAGGAGCCCTACCAATAGGGGAGGGAAAGATAAGAAACCCTTATGAATAAAGGGCTTAGGGATAGAAATTTGTTATTAAACATAGTATAAATTATAGAACAAATAGAACGAATCTAAATAAGAAGTTTACAAATGTATACACAAAGAGTAAAATTAAGTAGAGAAATACAAGACTTAGAAAGAATGGTTAAAGTATTGAATCATAGGTTGGAAGAATATAATAAGAGAATTGAAATAAAGAAATCAGTATTGTATAATATAGATTAAAATGGATAAGGAAGAAATATGTTGGTCGGTGGAATGGTTGAAAAGATGGGGTCAGAATTGGAAGAAATAGTATTAGTAAGAAAATATTATGACCTAGACAAGTGGGAAGAAAAACGAGTGTTAGGTAAGTTGATAATAAAAGGAGTAACAATAAGAACATTGGAAAATAGAAATTACATGGTTAAAGCGGGAAAGTATAAAATGGTGTATGAATATAGTCCGAGATTTAAAAAAAATCTATGGGAGTTGAAAGATGTTCCAGGAAGAACAGAGATAAAGATACATAATGGACGGGAGACAAGACATAGCAGAGGGTGTATATTGGTTAAAGACGTGGCTAGTGTTCATAGGTTATTGGATAGTAAGAATGAGTATAAAATTAATATTAAAAACGAGTAAAATTATGTTAAAAGGATTAGCAAGAAAATTGGGCAGAGTATTAGCACCAATAGTATTAAAGGAATTAATAGTAGTACTAGAAGAGATCATAAAAGTTGACATCAATCAAGATGGAAAAATTGGAAAATAAGTATTAATAATTAAAAACAATTAAAGTAAATGGACAGTGTAAAAAGTTTTGAAGAAAAAAGTGCAGAGCAAGTATTAGAAAAAGAAGCAACCCCGTTAACAAGACATGACGTAGACGATAGTCCGTTCGTGGTTATTGGAAACGATGAAAATGGTTGGGTTGGAACTATGGGAAAATATAGGCTTACAGAAGAATTTAAAACGTTAGATGAGTGTAAAAAAGATTTAAAAGAAATTACATGGAATCGAATAGTACAAGTGTTAGTATTAATTAATCAAATAAATGAAATAAAAGATGAGCAGTAGTGTAAAATTAGGTGGAGAGCGCCTAGGAAGTGGAAAAAAGAACAAGTATATAACAAAGACATTCGAAAGGAGTACGCATAACTTAAGTTATATATGGAGAAGTAGTATGAGTGCGGGAACGTTAGTACCCTTTATGAGTGAAGTAGGTTTACCAGGTGATACGTTTGATATAAGTTTGGATTGTGATGTAAAGACGTTACCGACGATTGGGCCGTTATTCGGGAGTTATAAAGTGCAATTAGATGTGTTTGAAGTACCGATAAGATTATTTCAGGGGAAGTTACACCTGAATAAATTAGAGTTAGGAAGAGAGATGGATAAAGTGCATTTGCCTCAATTGAAGTTGACGCATGCGTATAAAAAACAGGATATATATGATGATAATAGTCAAATTAATCCGAGTTGTATATTTAGTTATTTAGGGATCAGAGGACTAGGAAGAACGAAAAATGAAGCAGATGGGAATATTGAAAGAAAATTTAATGCAGTCCCCTACTTAGGATATTGGAGCATATTCAAGAATTATTATGCGAATAAGCAAGAAGAGAAAGCGTTTGTGATACACACGAAGAATGGAAATACAGATATAGATACAAATAGTAATGTTGGACAATCCATTACAAAAAATTCTAATGGAAGCGAAGTATCAATATGGAATAGTGCACAGACAATAAATGCAGGGGATGTAAATGAATTAAGATTTTATTATAATCCTGAAACATCAATTGGAGAAATAGATTTTTATAAAGCACAAGTTAAATATAGAAGTGGAAGTGCGCCATTAGCAATACAAAAATTGAGTGATTTGTTTGAAAGTTATAAATATGAATGGATTGATGGAAACTATGCAATTACATGTTATAATTTTAAGGGATTAGATGCGGGAGATTTAGAAAATACAACGACATGGCAAAAATTTAATCAATTTTGCCCTAGCACTATACCTTATGCGAATGATACGACAGAGTTAGAGGAGTTTCCATTAGCGAATATTGATGAAATGAGAATGGATTTGTTGACAGATGTTAGAAATCCGACATCGTATTTAATACAAAGTAGTAGTAGAACGCCATATAGTTTGCCATTGAAGACAGAGAATGGGGCAAGATGTATGATAGGAACACAAGAGGGATTGGCATTAAAGACATATCAGAGCGATAAGTTTAATAATTGGATTGATACTGAGTGGATAGATGGAACAGATGGAGTAAGTCAAGTAACGAGAGTGGCGACGGATTCAGATGGAGCGTTTACGATAGATGCGTTAAGCTTAGCGAATAAAGTGTATAAGATGTTGAACAGAATCAACATGAGTGGTGGTAGTTATAATGATTGGATAAATGCAGTATATAGTCATGATAGTGTGAAGAAAACAGAGAATCCAGTGTACCATGGAAGTTTAATAAAAGAGTTAGCATTTGAAGAGGTGGTAAGTACTGCAGAAACAGAGACAAGTGATACAGACCATGCATTGGGAACGTTAGCGGGACGAGGAAGATTAACAGGAAAGCATAAAGGTGGAAAAATGATAGTGAAGTGTCATGAGCCATGCTATGTAATGGGAATTGCAAGTATAACGCCAAGGGTAGACTATAGTCAAGGAAATAAATGGGATACGAATTTAAAGACGTTGGATGATTTACATAAGCCAGATTTAGACCAAATAGGATTTCAGGATCAAATTACAGATGAAATGGCGTGGTTTGATACAGAGATTGACCATACAGATGGTAATAAGATTGGATTTAGTTCAGTAGGAAAAGTACCAGCGTGGTTGAATTATATGACGGCAGTTAATCAGACAAGAGGGAATTTCGCAGAGGGAAATAAAGAGATGTTTATGACATTGAATAGAAGATATGAAGCGACGAATGAAAGTGGTAAAGAGGGTATAAAAGATATTACAACATATATAGACCCGAGTAAGTTTAATCACATATTTGCAGATACGAATTTAGATAGTCAAAATTTTTGGACGCAGATAAGTGTAAATAACACCGCTAGAAGAAAGATGAGTGCAAAAGTAATACCTAACCTATAAAAAAGAAAGAAATGGGATATAAAGTGCCTAAAATGGCGAAAACAATAGTAAATGGAGTACCTAAAGTATATGGGGAAACAATAGAAGAGAAAGTAGAGCGAGTGGTAAACAATGGAGAACCGATTGAGGACGGGGCGCCGAATGTGTACACGGAGCGAAAACACGGAGTATTAGCGGAACATGATATCAGAACTGATAGGTGGGAAGTGGCGGCTGACGCTATGGATGCAGTGCAGAAAAGTACAAAGGCTCAAAGAGAGAAAAAAGGGATTACTAAAGACAACATTGTAAAAGATGAAGTTAAAGAGAGTAAAGACCAAGGTAAAGTGAGTAATGGAGAGTAGCGAGAAAGCTAGTCATTATGTGAAGTGTTTAATGGGGCATTTGGAAACTTATGCCCTATTACTTAAAACACGACTACGCACATAATAATATTATATCAAGTAAAGAGTAAAAAGCTTTTAAGAAAAGCACGAAAAATAAATAAATAGAAATTATGAGTAACGATAGTGGAACAAATTGGGGTCAAGTAGCAACTGCGGGAGCGGGTGTAGCCGGTGGAATATTGGGAATGATAGGACAAAAAAAGAGAGCCAAGAAAGCACATAGCAGAAATAAAGAATTAATGGGAATTCAGTTTGAGAATCAACAAGCGTTGAATCAACAAGGTCATGAATTACAGATGAAAGCATGGAGGGATACAGGATATGAAGCACAAATGAAAATGATGAAAGATGCGGGATTGAATCCGAGTTTGATGTATGGAATGAGCGGTGGCGGTGGTCAGACGACGGGAAGCCAAAACGGAGGAAGTGCAAGTGGTAATAGTAGTCATGCGCCTATGGATATTGGAGCAAGTGTACAAGCGAGTTTAATGGCAGCACAAACAGCAAAATTATTAGCTGAAGCAGATGAAATAAAAGGTAGAACGGGATTACAAGAAAATCAGAAAAGTAAGTTAAATGCAGAAACTGTGAAGTTAACAGAAGAGGGTATAAAACTGAATATGGAAAATGATGTAAAATGGAAAACGTTAGATGATGAAGTAAAGAAAATAAAAATGGAAGCATTGAATGAAGAATTGGAAACTCAGTTAAATAAATTAAATAAAGAATTAACCGAAGAACAAACAAGAGAATTAAGTCATAGAATTTGGCAAAATTGGGTAAAAGCGGGAAGCTTTGCGACGGGAGCATTATCAGGAATAATTGGAGATGCGATAAAAGGATTATTTAAAAATAAATAAATGTGTATATATTCGAAATTGGTAACGAATCCGAAGTATAGAAGTAATAAGAAAAACGGGGGAATTGTTCCCCCGTTAAATGATAAAAGGATGAAGCAGATACCGGCGGGATGTGGTAAATGTATAGAATGTAGAAAGCAGAAAGGAAATGGTTGGGCAGTTAGATTAATGGAGGATATTAAGGATCATAAGAATGGGCACATGGTGACGTTAACATTTAGTGATCTAGAGTTGAAGAAATTGGAGGATGATGTACAAGCAGAGAGTGTGGAAACATTGGAGGGATATGCATTAGATAATACAGCAGCAGTGAAAGGAATAAGAAGATTCCTGGAGTTATGGAGATATTATGAGGGAAAGACGTTGAGGCATTGGTTAGTAACAGAGTTAGGAGAAACGAAAACTGAAAGAATACATATACATGGAATAGTATATACAGATGAGCCAGAGTTATTAAGAGAGCGTTGGAAGTATGGACATGTGTGGATAGGAAAGTTTGTGAATGAAAGAACGATAAAGTATGTGACGAAGTATTTAACAAAGACAGACTTTAAGCATAAAGAGTATGAGCCGAAAATGTGTGTGAGTCCAGGTATTGGACGTGGATATATAGAAAGGATTGGTAAGAAGAAGAATAGATTTAATGAGGAGAAGACAGATGTAAGTTATAAAGCGAGGAATGGGCAGAAATATAGTATGCCGATATATTGGAGAAATCAGTTATGGAGTGAAGAAGAACGAGAAAAATTGTGGGGATATACGTTAGATAAGGAAGAAAGGTGGATTGATGGAGTAAAGATAGATTTGAAGTGGGATGATGCAGAAGAATTAGAAACAAAAGCAAGAAAACAAGCACAGATAAAAAATGATAGGTTGGGATATGGTAG